TTTTAGTTTCTTGATAATCTTGATATTTAATTGGCAAAGATACAACAGTGGTATAACCAAAGAAGTTTCCAGACACTTTATCATTTTTCCAAGTAAGTTGAACTGGAGTTCCAGTCTTTAATGCTTTAAGAATAAAGGGAGTTAAGAGGGTGTATCGTAATTCAAGGATGTCGTGCTTACCCATCTCTTGATGCAATACAACTTCGTTTGGTTGTATGTCAATAGATGGAAAGTCAGGATACGACACACTGTAATAACTACTAAGTCTGCTTTGAGTTCCCGTATTACGCATTTGGAATCCTAAGTTGAGTACCAGCAGAAATGTCTTGAGGGTTTATAATTTCTGGATTTATATCAAGTATTTTCCACCACAAAGAAGAGTTTCCTAAAAATTTTTTAGCCAATAAATCTAGGCGGTCAGTTTCAACCCACTCATAGATAAAGTAACCTAGTAGGGTTGTCGGATAATTTCTAAATACTGTTAAATGGTATTCTTGTTTACCAGCGTGCCAAGCCTTAAATAAAGTTCCATCAACATATCTGCTATCTAAAAAAATCATTCTTGACTCCTAGCATCACTAGCAGGTAACCCAACATCGTTGTATCTTCCACATGAAATAGATACTTGTGAAAGAACAGGAACCATTCGATCGTTAAAAATTGTGTGGTTAACATTTATGCCGTTTACCCTAACTAAATACCGTAAGCCGTCTCCAAGAAATAACTCTACTTGAGTTCCAATTAAGAAACCCCAGTCGGCACTCTGTCCATTTAAAATAGTTTGATGAGTAGCACTTGGTCCATTTAACACTTTAAACAGATACTCAAGGTCATACATAGTTCCTTTTTTATAAATTGTTTTTAAATCTTCTACTCTACTTTTGTCATCAAAACCTGGGTAGGGATTGTTTTCTCCTGGTGCTAATCCGCTTTCATCTAAAAAATTCATGTCACTAATTCTGTTTAACAATAAAGTAAAATCAATTGTAGATAAACCAACACCAGTAACAGGGGCTAGTCCTCCCGCCGCACCACTTCTTATAACGTTTGGGTCTACGGTTTCTAACATTCCCCAACCCATACTTACTTCAGTTGGGTTGTATAAAAATTTAAAGCCGTACATTGTTGGGTCTTCTTTATATATACCTGTTTTATTTTTCCATGCCGCACTCTTTGTAAGATCAAACGGCATTTGCATAGTGCCTTTTGCAACCCCCGTGCCTGAAAACATATCTCTAGCATCAGAAAAATTTCCAGCACCAGAAACTCCACGCACAGTGGTCTTTGTCTGTGGTGATCTGTCTGTGAAGTACTCTGACCTAACCATTGGAGCATTGTATTTATATCCAGTAAAAACCTGTTGTGGTGGTGGTTTTGGTTTTTCGTCACCTTCAGCAGGCTTTACTTTTCCACCTTTTTTCTTTGCATCTTCTTTTTTAAAACCTGATGTTGTAATAGAGATATTAATTCCAGCAGTTCTTGTTTGATCAACTTGATCAACAAGAGTCTTTAATTGATTGACAGCATTTGTTTCTCTAGTCTTTAAGTTAGCACGCCTTTGTCGCAACTCATTGAGGGCTAAAATAGCGGCATCAATTGCATCACCACCAACGGCTGCTTTAAGGGTTGCCTCTGCTACTGTAATTTCTTTTTCTAAAGCAATTTGAAAACCTCTAATTCTTGTTAATTCAACTGAAACCGCAGATATTTGTTTTGATTTTTTTGCTTTATTTTCAGCCGCTTGTTTATCGGCCGCAGCCTTAATACGTGCATTTTCAGCCTTTCTTTTAGCATCAGTTCGTTCTTCAATAATTTGATCAACAGTTTTTGTGTATCTGTATGGATTACTATTTTCTCCAGGCATTATTTACCTCCCACTTCTTGAAGATCTTTATCATTTAACAAAATTTCTTTTACCTGTTTAGCCAATCGGTTAGCCTCTGCTGTTGACGCATTTGCTAAACTAACATTTATGTTTACTGTTTTATTACCAACATTGGCAGAAGTAACTCCACTAGTATGCTGTAAATATTTACCGCTAGTATATGTAGTCCAAGGTTTAAAGTTTGTGCCGCCTTTAGAAATATCGTATGCAATTCGTGAATTAATATATGGGTCTTTAAGACTTTCTGGTCCTGTGTAACCAATAGATGCATATTTTTTTAAATACATTTCATTGCGTTTAGTTCCCATACCAGGATTTCTTGGATCATTATTTTCCATATTAATTTGAAATAGTCCATAAGAATCATCCATGCCAGTTGGGTTGTACGCATTTGCTCTTCCACCAGATTCAGCCTTTACAATTCCATATGCAGTATTTAATGACTCTCCTCTAAATCCAGCGTTTTGTAGAGTTTGCATTAACTGAGGATCCATGCCAGCAGTCATTTGTGTTCCAGTTTGAGATGTCTGCGCTGCATTAGCAGGTGTGCCAAACATACTCTTTCCTAAAAATTTTAATCCTTCATAAGCAAGTAATGCAGTACCAACATACGGCACAAATCTTAATGCGGCCTTTATTCCAAATTTTGCAGCAGTTGCACCAGCCACAGCGGTAGTAGCACCACCAGCCACAGCAGCGGTAGTAGCACCGCCTGCAGCAGTTGTAGCCGCAGCACCACCTGCAAGTGCAGCAGCACCTGCTCTAGCGGCTGCTCCTCCTAAAACACTTCTAACACCCTTTGCTACTAATAAAGTACCTGCTGCTCCAGCAACTCCTCCAACTACACCGCTAATTGCTGAGGCTGCGTTTGTGTTTGAAAGTCCTTGCACAAATCCTTTTGCTTTAAAGAATCCGTCAGGCAGTTTTTCTAATTGTGTATTTAATGCAGCCGCAGCATTTGCTGCTGATTCAAAGCCAGCAATCATTGGCTCTGTGCCACGCTCCATTAATGATGACATAGATGTAGCAAGTTTCATCTGTGCATTTTGTGGATTGTCAGGATTAAATGGTAAGTTTGCTAAATCGCCTAAAGGTTTTCCACCAGCCATATTTATAAGCATTGGCTCTAATAATGCTCGTTGTTCTGCAGAGAACATCTGCATATCTGCAGAGCCAAAACCTGCTCGTAAGTTTGTTGCCATCTGTTCTGCAGATGGGTTTATTCTTCCACCCATTGTCATTCGGCTATAAAGTTGACGAGCAACTTGTTCTGTAGAAACAGGCTGTCCTGTATTTGGATCAGTTGTGTTTATACCAAATTGATAGAGTTGCGCTCCCATTCGACCTGTGTGCAAACCACCAATAGCCTGAGCCGCTGTAGCGTTTGGCATTCCAAAGTAACGAGCAGCACCGCCAACCTCTCGCATCATCCTGTTAAATGATGATGTTCCTGGCATAAAATTATAACCTTGAGAGAGCATTCCAGCCGCAGCGGCATCTTCTCCTAGGCCAGTAATGCCACCACCTAATGCACTAAATGTTGCGGCGGCAACTCCTGCACGATTCATTCCGCCACCAGTACGAAGTGAACTCTGGTAGAAGCCACTTGCACGAGAGATAGTCATGCCAAGATCTGGCATTGCGCCATACATACCGCTAGCAACACCTAGACCAAATTGAACTCCCGCTACTCCTGCAGCACCTGGCTTTGAATAAATCCAAGGCATTGCATTAGTTGCGCTACCTGCAGGTGTACCACCTGCGCCATTGCTAAATTGAGCGTTAGCAGTTCCTAAACCTAATCCAGGACCCATGCCAACACTTGGCATCATTATGCGAGTTAATGAATCTAAAGATTTTGTGGCAATGCCACCTAATTTTCTAGAAAGAGATTCAAGCGTAGTAACTTTTTTAATTGTCTGGTCAAGACCAGCATTTACATTATTAATTTGCGATACGGGATCTTTAGCCATTGATCATCCTTTCATATCGCACTAGAGCAACCTCTAGCCAGTTGCTTCTTTCTCTCCGAGATAAACCTTTTATCTCAGATAAAGACCATCCTTTATAGTATTCAGATAACGCAGACCACTCAGAGAATAGTCTTTCGTAACTAATTACATTAGAACTGAAATAAGGTGCCTAAATTAATAGGAACCGTTACCTCACTTCCTGTGTCGGGGTCCGTAACAACTATGTCTTCAAATTGTGGACCAGGGGCTCGTTTGTTTATTTCTTCAATAATAGTTCTACGATCAATAACGCTAAGTGCTTGCACTTGCGCCTTGCTGTATACAGGATTCTCTCCTATACGTACTAAGGTGTTTTCAAGAACAAGAGTGCTTAATTCGGCAGAAGTTTTATCTGCATTGTTAATCATCTCTCTTTGAACAACTCCATTGGGCAGTTTTACTGTGTACTCAACAGACTTACCTTTTACAGTAAACATACGTTCATTTATAGGATCTGCAAGAACCTTAGTCTTAATATCTGTGTTGAGATCAACCTCAACAAACTTCTGCTCACCATCTGAAAAGATTGGAAGTTTTGCAGTATTTCCAAAGGTGGCTTTAATAATGCCAAGTAGAATTGCATCTCTGTCGCCAACCAGTAGGTCATCAAGTATCTTGTCGGTTGCTGGCTCATTGCCAATTTTTACTGTTCCCAGTTGTAAAATAGTTAAGATTGCTTTACCTAAGTTATTGGTTTTAGAAATGACTTCTTCATCTTTACCTGTGAGTTCACGTACCTCTGCAGTTCTGATGACCTCCCCAGCGGCGTTTATATAGCCGCCAGGAAGTTCAACAGTTGTATCTGAAGGAGATACGATTTCAGGCATTCTTTCTTTTGGCGTTTCAGTTAACGCCTTGTTTAACATTTGATTTGCTAATGCGGGATTAGCCGCTGCACTAATGGTGTTCGTCATTGTTATCCTTTGTTAGATTAGGCTGTAAACGCTGCTGCGCTTGCTGCTAGAGATGGTGCCCAGTTGATGTTAAAGCCCTCGTGGACTAAAGTCATCTGTTCAACAAGTAAAGCATTATCGCCAGCATTTAAGTCTGAGTATGCTACAGCGGTTGGCCAGCAGTTATAGACCTCGATACGCATTGCTACGTGATCAGTTGTTGCTGGACTGTTTTGAGCAGTTTCACCTGCTGATGGAATTGGGTGAGACAGTACTTGAATCTCTAAGTTACAACGGAAGTTTTGCTCTTTACCACGAGTGCTTCCTCCGCCTTGAACTGTAGCGAACAAGTTTCGCATCCATTCATAGTTTTGATTAGTTCCAAGAATTACACCACGTTGTAATGTAATAGGAGCAAAGGTTGTTTGCCCTGGAATCTGGTGAACGGTGGTGTTGTATCCACCTTCACGGTAAGGAATGGAGTCGGTTGTTACCGCCATTCCAGAGATTGAAGTGAACCCAAAGGTAGTTGCTGCAGCCAAATTTGTAGTTGCAGTACTTGCTGTTGGAATCGGTTTAAACGTAACTAAAAATCTAAAGTTACGTAATGGATCAGTTATTAAACTTGATCTATTATTAATGATTGTAGGCATTTATTTATTATCTCCTTCGGGTTAGTTCAGCGTCTTTTGGCTGAGATCGATGACGATGAACTCTGCTGGATATTGAAGAGCAACACCAACTTGAATGTGAACTTCGCCATTTGCAATATCTGCATCTGAGTTGTTCTCTGCATCGCACTTTACAAAGTATGCCTGTGCTTGAGTTGCTCCACGAAGGCCACCTTGGTTGCGGTACTCACTTAAGAAGGAACCGATATTAGTATTAATACGGGCCCACAATCTTTCGTCATTGTTTTCAAATAGTGCAAACTCTGTTAAGTTCTTTAGATTCTTGCGAATGTAAATTAAAGAACGACGCATGTTTACATATTTGTTTGCAGTTCCATCTTGCTTTAATGTACGAGCACCCATTACAGAAAGTCCAGCACCAGGAATTTGGCGAATTGGATTTACTGGGGATGTGCTTGCATTCATTGTGTCTAACTCTGTAGATGTGAAAGTCTTTTCTACAGATACAATTCCTAATACTGGAGTTGAAATTCCAGCAGGTGCCTTGAATACACCTCGGCTTGCATCGGTTGATAGATAAAGACCTACTACTGCACCTGTAGGTTCAATCTTACGAAGTGCTCCAGAACTACGTCCTAGTGGATCTGAAATAAAGATGTTTGGATAGTAGACAGCAGCATTGCTTGTATCAGTAAGAGATCCAGCAAAAGAAACAGCATTTGCTACTGTTAAATCTGGGTCAGTTCCAATTACAACAAAGCCATTGTTATCTTCTGCCCAAGATGTTGCAGCATCAAATACTGCTACAGTTCCAGATGCTAATGCATTTGCAACAGGTAGGAATAGCACTAATGGGCGATCAAGAGATGTAAATCTCTCAAACACTGAAGAGGCACCCTTGTAGGCGGTGTAATCAGTTGAAGCAGTAGCGGTTCCATTCGAACCACTTGTTAGTGGGTAGGTTGCTAAAGTAATAGAAGCACCTGCATATCCACTAGCAACAAGTACTGAAATATTTGGTGAAACAATGTTGATTACAGTTGGTGCATAATCACTTGATGCAGAATCATCAAAGACAATATTTTCATATCTTTCTAATAAAATATCATCGTTAATATCATTAGCAATGCCTGACTCTTTATATAGAGTTAAGGTGTAAGTGCTTGCTACAGAACCTGCAGTTAATACAACACGTAGGTTATT